GCGCTACAACAAAACCACAAACCAACCCAACCAACAATCAACAACCTCCATGGTTTTTTAAGAATAAGTTGCTAAATTAATTCCAAACATCAAAACAATTAAATCATACATAGTCAACTTAACAGACCAAACCAAAAAGTATAGATAACAACTCAATCGGTAAGTCCAGAGTCAAGGAGTCTTTTTCCATGCCTACCAGCTTTAAAGCACTCACAAAAGGTGATGGTATCCTTCCATTAATCGTGATTTTTTTGCATGGTGATCTCGGTTCAACTGTGCTAATTCTTGCCTTCGAGTAAAAATAATATGTAATTGTCCTAGATACTTCAAGTCCAAGAACCGACTGTGCTCCAACCACCAGATCATCAAACTCCTCCACATGCCGCCGGATATCAAATCCCTTAATCAACATAATGTCCAGAAGTGTCCAATAACTGTCCACAAGTGCCTTCCTAAGGCTATTGACAGACCTATAAACAGGCTTAAAAAGAGAATCACATGGTGATGATAACATTAAACAACACATAGATGATATATCTACTTCTTGGTCACCAAGAAGAACATCGAAATTTAGTTCCTCAAGACATGGGTGAGCATATGACACCAATCCAAGTCCACGAAGATGTAGATGAGATGAGTCAGATGGTCCTCCAATATGAACACCACAACTAGATGAAGCCGCCAAAGACTCTGTCAATGCAACCCTTGATCGAACTGCAGAACACAGGTCAATCTCCAACAGTCGCTCGTAATATGAAGGATCACCATGAAGTACCAAGATAACTTTAAGTCCTGAGAGATGACACAAGTCAACAGCTATGTCTGCTGGAGTATCAGGATACATATACAGTTGACTTAATTTTAGCTTTCTGATCGCCATCTTATATACTTGAGACATTTCTGACACAGCTCCACCACCGAACGAGTAACTCCCAACATGGGTCCCCTGCTCAACAAAGTCATTGGTTTCATTGCAGTAGGCAATGGGCTTAATTGCAACGCCTCGCGTTGAGGCCATGTAGAGGTCAATATTAACCTCAGAGACACTGTTGTAGTGCCTATCAATGCGCGATGTTTCTATTTGCGCTAATTCAGTGTTTATGACTGGGATCATTAAAATGCGAGATATTAGATCACGCCTATTCTTAAAATTTGTGTAGCGTAGGGTCTCTAATGCAGGTGTTGATTCCAGTAAGAGAGAACTTTCGCGCATTATATTGTAAACAAAATCAAATGTAGGACCTCGTCCAAGAGACAGAAGGCGAATAAGAGAGGCCTTCTCAAATTGCAATAATCGAACTTGCAAGAGATGTCGCCATAGAGATCTGAATACAATTGCCCATGGGAGCCTCCTTAGGTCCGCAAGAGAAAATCTCTCTAAATTAGCCCAAGTCCTCTGGTCGGTCATGTCTGATTTATCAAACCTTATGTCTACTAAGAGGGATTTGCCTATCAACACACCAAGCGCTAGTGAGGCACTGATGCATGGATCTAAGTCCAATTCTTCATCTACTATCATTTCTGGCACAGATACTGGCTTTGATATCAACCATTCAGCTCCTTGATATTGAGGCTCAACAGCCAACACAAATTCCTCTGACTCAATCTTTTCAAAACATTCATGACAAGAAGCTGTAAGTAAATATGGCTCATTCACAACCCTACCTGATCGTACCACAACATCAGCATAAAGACAACCATAAGTGAGGACGTGTTGGAAATGTATTGTATAGTCATCAGATGATTGTGAATAAGTGGACATATAGTCACTAGAAAATTTCAACCATGTGCTGATCAGATTAACATAACCTGTTAAGCCTTGTCGTGAATCACCTCTTGAAGGAAGCCTATGGGTTAATGTCCCACCATGAACTACAGGTCTTGCATCAGAGACATATCCCTTTTCCTGCAAAAATCTGTCCATCAATTTGTTGAGATTAGGATCAATGACCTTACGCACTTTGTACCACTGGTATAGAATTAATGTGTCTCTGACGAGTCCTGCAGCTCTTGATTTGGACAGACCAGTGAGCTCACCTCTTTGAACCTTTATGGCAGTATTTGACCCTAAGTACAAAGGCTGGTTTCCTCTTGTATAAAGGTGTCGCTCTCTAAGAGGTTCTTGGGGCACGTATAAAATTGCATCTTTATAGTTCTCCAAACTAGCATTCGACGAGTTAACGGGATTGAACTGCTCAGCTACAAAGGGCATTGTTACGCCAATCAGATCTCTTCCCCATGTTAATCGCCTAAGTCTCTTAGCTGCAACATATGTACAGCCAATTAGGTACGGGGCTAAATCAAGACCTGCTGATCTATCAAGAATATGGTCTATAACTGCTTGTTTGTAACGGTGACTTTCGAGCACTACATCTTCCAAATGGAGAGCCTGATTGGCCGAAACAACTGTTGATGACTTCTGAAATAGATCTATGATGCTTAGCCCATAAGCAACATTTGATAGAGAAAATAGAGCCGACATATCTCTCGGTCTAAGTGGCATCATATTTGATAAATCGCGTGCCAAAATTTGTGCCATCTCCGTCAGTGGTTGCTGAAAGAAAGTAGCAACACGAGATGAGTGAGAACTAGCTAAGATAGCTTGTTCAACCCACCTCCTTATTTGACGCTCAGGTCGAAGGAGTTGTTGAATATTCAATGAGGTTGGATCAGTAATCAGCGATAACCAGTCCGGGTATGCTGCTATTCTAAGCTTTACAACTGAATTTACAAACTCAATACTTACGCCTGTTAGACGAACAAGGGTTTTAAGGAGAGCCAGTTGTAGAGGAAGTGGGTCGGACATTCCACGGAAAAATACACTTGGAAGAGTCGCAGGTGTAGGAAGACCACCGAGTGATGGACCAACTAGACAGAGCGTGATGAGAAGACTCTCTTCTTGCATAATACGCATGGGCAATTCAACATATAATTCTATTAAGTACAGGCACACACCAGTTGTTAATGCAACCCACGGTGATATATCAGACATGGCTGCACTGAGACAGGACGATACCAGACAGGCAAGTTTAGAGTATAGATTTGGGAATAACTCACCTGTTGAATCAGTAACTCGCGATAGTTGTTTGAGGGAACCAGGGATTGGTATTCCCTCAAAGAACAACCGTTTCCCATATTCATAAAGACAATCAGAGACCCAGCATTCCTCGACTTTAAGTGTGTGTCCAGCTAATCGTGCATATTTGTAAAGACAACCAAGAGCTCGATCGGCTAATGCCTGATTTGTTTCAGTAATAGACCTGTATACAATAATTGTTTGGTTATCCCCTTGCCCAAGAATATTAAATGAAACCTGAGCCTCTCTCAACGCCATAATCTCCCAGCAACTTGTTAGAATAGTCCAAAGCTTTTGTCTCATTCCTTCCCCCATGGTTTTGGTGCCGTGGGCACATGTGACCATGTCCTCAACCGGAAGTGTTCTGATATCAGCCGCTGGGGGGTTAAATCTGTCCTGTATGATAAATGTGGTAAAGCAAGGTAGTATACAGCCCGTTCTAAAGAAAAACCCACAATCAAACATCTGATCTAGTTGCCTACATAAGGGCATCTGGAGCTCGGGCCGAAATGCATTACACCATGAGCTATAATCAAGATTAATGACAAAAGAGTCTCCATTTACGATTAGGTTAGATAATTTGTTTAGTAAATGTGTGAGTGAGGTTGAACTCATAGTCATCGAATGTGTTTTGAGATATGGCATGATTTCGTTTTTTATACTAGCCTCAGCCACTACTTGGTAAATTCTAATGGCAAGTGATTGCTTAGAGAAAAATCGGCCCTTGACCTTTAGCTCCTTCTCTTTAGGTACCAAGACTGTGATTCTGTCATCAAAATTAACTGACCCTTTGTAGAAAGGCTCCAAAAGCTCTGGTATACTATCAAGTTTTCCATCTATCAGTGCGTTGACAAGGCGTGAGGGGCCGCTACGTTCAGGTGGTCTCTCAAGCCTCTGACCATATTTATGACGATACGCAGCGGCATTATATTCAAAAACCCAATCCTTCTTGGAGTTGATTACAGCCTTGTCGCTCACAATATCATTGAAGTCAGGGTCAAGATCTAGGTCGGAAACTTTGAGTATAACTACATCTTTGAACCATTTCCAGTTGCGATCAAATGACGGGCTCCACTTCCCCAACTCCCTTGCACTGCGTATTGACCTGCTGCATCCTGGTTTAAGGTGTGTTGGAGGCCATTTTGAGTGCTTGGCCAGGTAACCTTTTATATATTCAGCCCGAAACATTGATAGTGAATCCTCTCCCATGACCGAGAGGGCATGTGGGGACTCTAAGTCAACCCTCATTTTGCGTAACTGCTCTTTTGAACCCTCTAACATATCAATTTCGGGGAAATACCATGATTTTTGAACTGATGCAATCATTAAAAGCAACCGTGGATCGCGGATTAAAAGTTTTTTTAGTAATTTGTCAAGCTCGGGTGCAAGAGTTGCAATATCAAAGAGACTTGCAAAGGATGTTGAGACAGTTCTGTTATGAGTTTGCATTACAAGCCCCTCTGAATAAGGCAATATTGATTTCACAATGTTGAAATAATCATCATGTGGCAGATCAATTGAATCAATATTATCAATCAACGCTAATACATCATCAAGGAATGATCCGGTATTCAATAATGCCCCCTGAATAACAGATGAGATTAATAAATGGCACCGACTCTTAACCGTATCAGCGGCTGCTAGAAAGTGATTATACGTGGCAAGGCAGCTTACATTTTTATCAAAAATAACAACCAATGACTGCAAAAACATCAACCGGTAATCACCTAACTTCTTCGGTCCTATATCAGCCTCACGACAATAAGACACTTGTTGTATAATCCTCTGATACGTTATGTGCAGTTCAAGATAAGATCGAACTCTAGGGTTTGTCAGAGCATATCGAATTGCAGGGGAGAGTGAATCTATTATATCGTTGAGCCCCCAGGTCAGTGTAACAACTCGAATTATTGTCTCGGCTGCTCTAATCAGCACTCCAATTGGGTAAATCTGAGGCGGAAGAGATACGCGACGGAAAATCTTATAATAATCTCTTGATTGGAAATTGCAGGGTCTAATGTATTGTAGTGCTCGAACATGGTGCGGAAGAGATTTTGACTGAAGACAAAATGAAACCTCCGTTCCAAGGAGCGGGTTCTTCAAGGATTGATCAGTACGATTTATTCCGACCACCTTCCGAGGCGCCTCCTCCTCGCGATCAAGGCTGGAAGAGACATCACTAGCTGAACCAAGTACAGTGTCCCTCCAAGCCAAGCCGCCCACGACATTATATCTCTTAGCCAACCCATTGGATTTAAGAAAGCAAATGAAGGAAGACCAATATGGATCCAACCTGATCCTGTATCAGTAGAGGTTAAATTAGAAGATCGGGCATAGGGGAGTAAATTAGATTGTGTACCAAATGCGTGATTAATAGGGTTCGTTTCGTGGCCTGCTGCCAATGTAACAGATGGAGCAAAGTTAAAACTCCAATTAAACTCATCTAAATGATAATCATGTGATGACCTGTTATACTCCACCCTCTTTGGTCGCTGACCTGAGTTAACAGTTCCAAGGTACATCCTCCCATGCCACATAACACGTTTAAGCCCTGGTATTGCCTCGGGTGATCCCGTCTGCAGCCTACTCTCATCATTGAGATATAGCCTAGTCCCACTTAAGTTGACAGGTGGGTAATAAGTAGATTCATTCCAGGGCAGAAACGAGACATTCACAGGTTGACATTGCCAGATAACACCGATCCCATTGACTATATAACCAACTATGTCCGTGTGGTTAAGCCATTCTCTCAAGAACTGGGAAGCTCCGGACATCCCATTTCCAAATGAGCCTAATATTAATGACTGTAAAATTTCGCAGTCTTCCCAGGCATCTGCTAACATTGGCCTCAACTTATGAGCCAAGTATGTTGTTTCTGATAAATCTCGACGTCGACGCCGAGATGAACAATGACTTGTACAATTCTCACAAGTAATATTAAGGCTCTGGTCTGTATATGAACAATTTTTCAACCCATAAGACCTCCTAAAAACATCAAAGGATATGACTTTAGAGGACCCATTACAATAAATCGTGCCATTAAATGTGTTGTTAACAATGTCATGCGTTAAGTTATAAGGATTAAATGTAAGTAGACTTCCATCACTCAATGTGGCATTTCCGTTAGCGAGATCCTTTTCGTTGACTGTGCTGCAATCTGCAAAACTACAATACATAAATGGAGGAAAGGATTTGACTGAAACTATTGCATGAGTGATGGAACATCGACACACATCATTGATTATAGCTGAGCAACAATAATACCAGTTGCAGACAAATGGATCCTCAATAGACACATTAAGGCACTGTTGCAAATCATCTGTAAACCGACTTATCAATTTGTCGGTACTATAACTTCCAAAGAACCCCCAATATGTCTTGCAATGGTATTTGTAACACGATATATGAGTAACATTAAGCTCATTAAACGTGTGGTTCCTGTAACTAACCGAGCATGAAACGACATTGTCGGTCTTGTTATGGCACAGACGACGTATCTCTAGATCAACAAGCGAGGGAGTAGATTCCGTGTTACATTTAAGGGCTGGAATGGCGTATGTCTGGGCCCAGAGGACCAACACCAATGTTCCGAAGACGATATGAGAAAACATTGAATGCAGCATTGATTGCGTGTTTGCTCTGTTGCTCCGACAACTTGATAAACATGAAAGGCTTTAAAGGGTCCTTGTAAACTGAGATTGAGTTGAGGGTTAAAACGAGAAAGTCATGTATTTGGAAATAGACGTTAACTGTTGAATGTCCAGAAGGCTCAACATCAATCGTCAAGTAATCCACAAGCTTCTTCTCTCGTGGAAGCTGTAGTGGTTCTTTCACTGAAAGGAAAGGTATGTTGATGAATTGATTGTGAGATGTTCCACCAACAAAGTCTACTTCCAACATTAAGGTTGGCCATCCAGGAACAATTACCTTGTCCTTGAGCTCAACATAGGTATGCTTTGAATTCATTGTTTCGGTTTTTTTATGGTATTATGTCGAGATCTTCAGCTGTAGGAGCTGTCGGCAAAGTTGGGTAAATTCTAGAAGGCCCAGGATGCGAGGGAAGCATCGTTGCAGTTGGATTGCCAATTGCCATCGTTGAATAAAGAAGATCTATTTTCTCCATCATCATCTTCATAGTTTCATTCATTGTTTTAATTGATCGATCAAGTACTCGCATATTTTCTCCAAGAACTTTAATACTATTGGCGTAGTCACTCTGTTGTACAGCTGATAAGGTCTCAATTTGTAGACTTGAGAGTGATTCGAGCCCAGTTTCCAGTTTGCTTCCTATGTCTTCTAAGGAACTTTTAAGCCCTTCTGCCTCAATCATGTTCGTGTCTGCAAGCTCAGTTATTAATTGCCGAATCAGGTCATCATTCGATAACTGCTCCCTTCCGGTCTTTGGTTCTTGATCTGAGATCATGGAAGGATTCTTCTTGACTTGCTCTAGAAGTTTCTCCACGGGGACAGTTAGGGCCTCCCTGGGTATTCGCTTCCTTCTTGGAGACCTCGACCTCATTCGACGTGCTGTCTGCGGGTCGTCTTCCTCCTCTAGTGACTCTACTAGGCTCGAGGGCCGTGCCATTGAGTCTTCGAATAAGCTCCAACAGCGTCAATTCAAAACTGGTGCTCATCGATATGGTTTTTTATTCGTATGTTCATTAGTTTGCAAATCCAGTTACGCCTATTAACCTCATAACATCAGCTATTTCGGGCGACATTGTAGAGCCATCGTCCCCGCGAGTTATCTCTCGACGCCTAAATCGTGCTAGCTGAGCTTCTTTAACAATTGATCCTGGTTGTATTGTTGATGCACGGTAGCCGGCCATTGTTGGATTCTCCTTCTTGCTCCAATAAAAAGCAGCTGATGCTAAATTTGGAAAGTTCCTTGGCGCAAGCTTGATCGCGTCGGAATGACGAATAGCACCAAGATATTTAAACATGTCCCCATGCTCTGCCTTTAGCTTTGTAGTTACATCTAGGAACTCCTTAATTTCAAGTGCTACGGCCGGGATTGTCAATGTGGCATCCATACACTCGTTGAGATACTCTTTGATTGTTGTGTATGTGGTCATTTGTGCAAACCCTGCCACTAATTTGATCTGATCCATAAACTCTTTGCCAGGGCTTTCAAAGTCGGTAGTTAGCAAAGCAAGGACAAATGAACCAACCCATGGTTGCGCGTTAATCCAATCAATAGCCTCATGAGGGTTGAAAACAGAAAGAAGATTAGCAGTTTCACCATGGCCTGGTCGGTTAATTGATGCCATTAAAGTCTTGAATCTCTTCTTAATTTGTTCAGCTCCAGCTTTGATTTTAGCAGATGAGCCAATGACTACCCCAATAAGGAGTGAACAGCAGTGGTTAAAGATAGATGAAACTTGGAGCTCTGTCAATTCCCGGTCTACTGTTCTTTCGCCGAAAAAATTGGCAGTCTTGGTGATCAATCGCTCGCCTTGTTTGACAGGTGTTGAGAGATATGATTCTCGTTGAACTCCTGCAAAGAGCAGGGCGGAATGCAATCCAGGAATAAGCAAGCACAAAAAAACAAGACTTGGGGTGACGTTGTGATATAACTCTCTCCGGGATTGGTCCAGGAGCGCCACCGCATTTTTGCGAATGTCCTTCTCGTCTCCTATTCCCGGATGGGGGTCTGTCCCACCCTGAGTGTATTGGAGGAATGCTCCAGTGAGACTTGGAAAGTGGCTTCTTGTGGCTCCGGGGTCCCCGCTGTCCATCTCCTCGTCCTGGTCATTGGGACTTCTTTGCCTTTTGGGTGGCATGTTGTTGTGTTCATGGTGTTGTTGGTTGGGTTGCTGGTTGGTTGTTACCGCAACA